ATCGTAACACTATAACTTAAAGGTATTACCTTAAAGTTTTCTATTGCTAGTCTAGCATCAAATTCTTTATCAGTTGTGCCTATTACTTGCCTAAAGCTGTTAGACTTAGGTGTACTAGGGTCACTAACTGTTACCACTACTTCCTTATCTTTACCAACCACACTCAACATAGGAGCTGCTGTAATAGCTGCTGCTTTTAATATCATGTCAACGTCGTCTTTAGTAAAGTCAAACTGGAAGAAGTTATCTACTTCAATACTTTTATCAGGTGCACTAACTATGATGTTAGGGTCTGCATAATAATATTCAAAAACAGATGTGCCTCTGCTAACTTTTAAACTTTCGTCTTGAAAGTCAACATCAGTATCTTCCATAAGGGTTAGTAATGAAAGCAAACTATTTAAATCATAGATTGCAAATTCTTTTGGGAAGCTCTCACCAATCTCAGCTCTAGCAAAAATATTTTTACCCGTGCTAATTGTGGATAGTGTGTTCCCTTGACGAACAAGAATGTTCGTATTGATTGTCGCAAAGTTCTTGAGTATGTCAAGTGTACCTGTGCTTATTTTCATAATATATTACTCCAAAGATTTATTCTTATATACTGCTTATTATAGACTCTATGGAACTTAGAGTCAACAGTTTAGAATACCAAAAGCCAAAAGATTATTGGCTATTAAGGTCATTATATAAATTCAAAACTAACAAATGACTGATGAATCTCCATCACTGTCTGTTAGTATTCCTGTTATTCCTCGTGCGATGCATTCAGCTACAACATAGTCTTTCGATGCAGTGTAATCAGGAATCGTATCTAAATCAGTAACAACAGCATCAACTTCAGCTTTGGAATCTGCTTCGATGTCTATTACCAAAACCAATTCATCTTCATCCCAAGTATAAGTTTTCGTAATGCCTGCCTCAGCCCATTTAGTTCTCCTCATTGTGTCTACATCAGAATAAGCGTCTGAAACTTTAGGTAACTCTACACCTGTATTAGGTCTAGTCCATGTTAATGTTCTTGTATATGCCATTTAAAACTCCAAAATTGTTAGGATATACATCTATTTATAAAGAAAAGGCCTGCTAAGCAGGCCGTAAGGTTGAATAAATCTAGTGATTATCGTGGACATGTAAAGCAATTAGTGCATAATGTAGGACCTTAAGTAAGTCTCCTCTGGCATCGTCTGGTTTTCCTTTCTTGCCATACCTTTGTGCATACTTTAAGATGTTTCCTATACAAAATCCGGTTCCATGTCCTCCGTCAATAATAAATTCAGTTGCCTGAAACTTATCTGAGGAGTAGTGTCCGTTGCCGTATGTTGCATCGATGTAACGACGGAGCTCGTCTATGAGCTCCCCTTCGTTAAACTTATAGTCTGGACTATTCGTCGTCGTAGTCTTCATGTATTTCCTGTTCAGAATCCTCAGTACCTTCTTCAAGTTCTACTGTTGGATCTACTTTGGTGTACAAATCGATGAATGCTGTTTTGGTATCATCATCGAACCTATTAACACAAAGTTGAACTGCTTTCTTTTTGTCTCCAAAAACTGCATAAGCGTTAACGATGTGCTCCAATCTACGTGTTGAAATTAGCTCATCAATAGCTCCTTCGTAGTAAGTTTTTCTTATTACGTCGGACCAAGTAACCAAGTGAGTTGCAAAACCTTCGTCTACATTGTTCACTCGTTCCATTTTCTTGATAACTATTTTCTTTTCCGTAGCCATTGTAGGGTACTCCTGCTCCACAGTTATTGCAAACCTTTCAAGGAATGCTTCGTCGAGTATGTTGGCACTTATGAATTTGCCATCATCTGATCCTCGACCCTTCGTATTGGCTGTTGCCACTATGTTGAAGCCGGGAGCAGGAGTTATGGTTTCGCCTGTCTTCTTGTTGAAATAGGGCTTCCCCTCAAGGATGGCTTGTAAGCACATCAGCTTGTTTGAACCCCTATCAATTTCATCAAGTATGAGAACAGCGCCCCGCTTCATCGCGGTGAGGACGGGCCCTTCTCTATAGACAACGTTACCATCAATTAAAGTATTGCCACCGATTAAATCATCCTCGTCGGTTTCAATACTAATGTTTACTCGTATGGCTTCTCTTTTAAGGGACGCACATACTTGTTCTGCCATTGTGGTTTTACCATTACCTGATAACCCACTAATGTATATTGGGTAAAACAAGTTACCTTGTAATACCTTCTTTAAATCTCTGTAAAAACCAAACGGTACGTAGGTTTTATCCTTGGGTACAATTAAGTCTTCAACTTGAACCTTAAGTTTAGCTTGGACAAGCTCTGCTGGGAGCTGTGTTTCAACTACTTCAAGTGGAACTCTAGGAGCTACCATTGGAAGTGCTTGGACTGCCAAACCTGAGCCTTGAAACATGGGTGCTAAATTATATACACCTCTGTCTACTTTAAAGGTTGGTTTGTTAAGAAGCCAGGCTGGGAATCCAATTCCTAGTCCAGTGGCTATTTCGATAATTTGTTTACGGGTAAAAACACCTGTGCCATTGTCTTTGGCTTGGAGTGCTTCCTGTAATCTTTCTCTATCAACTTGTTTCATAAATCATTTTCCTCACTTGTTTAATTTATACTACTATTATGAACCCTTTCGAACCATAAGTCAAGCACTATCTATGCTACTAACTCTATGATTTTGTTAAGGAACAGCCTTTGGCTTGTTTTTCCTTTGTTAAAAGCTCTAAATCCTCTCATCAAATCGCCTTTTTTATTGGATTTTACTGACAATTCCTTGTCCTCAATTTTAAGATCGTCTGCTCCTTTGATTAAGAACCTTTGATTGAATCCATATTTGTCTTCAACTAACATAAACTTATTCTTTAAACAATCTCTCCATTCATTGGCACTCCACTCATCTGAAATGTAATAATAGGCGTCCTGATCTTCACCATCCATCCATACATTTTTGTTCCACTCACTCCAAAAGTGGTTTTTCTTACCATCAACTATATGGAAGTTAATCATTCTTGAACCTGTAGTTTGTTTGTACCACTCTAACAATGTTGGAGTAGATATTTCGTTTCTGTTGTAACGTTGCTGTTTTACATCAAGAACTATTGTTGCACTACCATCTTTAATTGCTACTTTTTCGTCGTAAATACTTTTACTTCTTGGCTCAATAGGGTCGCCTTTGTAATCTGTAGAGCTTGCATAAGCCAAAGCGTCTGTTGCTCCCCCATCTGTTAAAAATATTGTACTTAATATTTCAACGTTATATTTCTTTCTAAATATTTTTGCTACTTCTTTACCAACAATAATACAAGAGTTAAGTGGTGTGCTACCTAAACTAAAATGTCTGTTCTTAATGTAGCCCCAATACTCATCTCTGCCATAGTCATTGTAAAATTTTCTGCGATCCCAACCACATTTAATAATGTTCAAATACTTCATTGCGTTTTGGTATTGGTTCTTTGAACACAATGAGGACAATATGTGGACCAAGCAAAAATTACTTGAGTCAACTAACATCTGTCCTTCTTCCATGGTGGCCATCGCTGCCTTTTGCTTGGTCCACCAGTGATCTGCAAAATCTTCTGATGATTTGCCTTTGTTACCTGCTGTGCTAAAACCATATACATCAAACGGAATGTTGACTTTCCTACAAAATGCTGCCACTGTCATCATTTGATCTACTGTTCCTGACATATTTTTGTACATACTTCCTGATAAGTCTACGAACATTAGGATACCATGGTTTTTACCATCGGGTACTATTGATACTCTTTGGAACAAATCCTCTGTTAATTTGTACGCCCAAAGCTTATCCTCATTTAACTTGCCAGTCTTGGCTATTGAAGTTTTCTTATAAGCAGTTGCTGCTTTTCTAAGTTCAAATTGTTGTGCCATACTATTAATAATTGGAGTGTTTGTTCTGTTCCACTTCTCATAAGCCTTTGTGGCTACGCCATATACTTCACTGTTGGATAGAATTTTCTCTTGATAGCGTCCTTTGTTGTCAATGGTGTAACCAGTGAGCTCAATGGAATGTTCCCAATTATAAAGTTCATTCATTGGGACTATAAAATCTTTGACATCTATGTTTGGAGCCTTAACATATATTAAACTGGCTTGATCTTCATCTACTAATGATTTTTCATTGGACCTAAAAGCGTTATCAGTAAATGATTCACCACTATCTAAAGCCTCTTTAAGATCATCTAGTTTTTCTTTAAGTTCTTTCTCCTTAATTCTCTGTTCAGCTGCTGCTTTTTTAGCATCTTCAGCAGCTTGTCTCTCTTCAGGAGTTTGTTCTAACCATCTTTCGTAGTCTTCTTTTTCTTTTCTGTCCCTTTCTTCTCTCTCAGCCTGTTCTCTGGCCTCTGCATCTTCATCAGTTTCTTCTTCTTCACCTTCATCAGGATCTATTGGACTACCAAAACTGTCTGACTCTTGATCACTAACATCTTTGGAATCCGAGGGTTCCATTTCCATTTCCTGATCACCTGGTTCCATTTCCTCACCATCAGGATCCATTTTAAATCTTTGAGGCATCATCTTATCAATCATTGATTCGAGTTCGTCTTTCTTGTCTTCTATGTCTTTCTGATTGGCTGCAAATAATTCATCAGCTAATCTTTCAACATCTTCCCAAGTTTCTGCCTTGCTAATTCTATTTACTAAATCTTTTTCTTCTTCCTTAAATACGACACCCATCATGTGACCTACTTTATAATGTAAGTTCACTCTATCAATTAATGGGAGTTTGTTAATGTCTATACCTTTTATTCCAAAAAAGTCTCCATCAACCAATTCTTTGTAGCCTTTATAAAAACTGCTAACTAATCCAGGATATCTATCTTTAATCTTACGTTCAATCCTTACGTCTTCAACTACATTAAGGAAGTTTTTCTTGGCTTTGTCATTACATACAGCGTCATGCCATCCTTCTGCAGGTGTTTCATGAGCGTGTCCTACTTCGTGTCCTATGAACAAGTCATAAAGATCAGGAGACATTTTCTTCCAGAGTGGAAGGTATAAAGTTCTAGCCTTTACATCAAATGCTGCTGTTGGAGCTTTAGGATCGTGTACTATTGAAATGTCTTCTGTTGCTAAACATTTTGCTAGTATTGATTTGGATTCTATTTGGTTCAACTATTAAGTCCTCACTTATTTAATTTATACTACTATTATGAACCCTTTCGAACCATAAGTCAAGCGGTATCCCAAAAGAGTGATCACTCTTTTGACTAAATCAAGGACTTACCGTGGAGTTCGGTAAATTAACCCTCCATATAGCATGGACCTGTTAGGACACTTAGGAATCCAATACTTTTGGCGTGTTTGGCCAGGCAATGCTGGTAGGTATCCCATCGATGATCTGGTACACGGTGGGCCTAGTCCCCCAATCACAGAGGGAGAGTTTTTGTAACGATTATTTATGATGTTCTTACTGGTATTGTTACCGATCGGTGTTAGAACGAGCGTTCCATCAGGGGCTACCAATGTAACATTGTATAGAGTCAAGTCTATATAACTTGCTGAACCAGGTGATTCCATTTTATTTTTACCTATGTGATCACCTATAAGGTAACCTGCTACTACTCCTAGTATTACATCTTCAGCACCGGCAGCTTTTGCCGTCGATGAAAATGCTATTAGTGCAACAGCTAATGCACCTAGTGCAAACCATTTCATTTTACTTCTCATATTATCCTCCTGCGGTGGAATTGGAAATTCATTATCATATTTTTCTGCCGCAGTCATGAACTCTACGGTTTCTTCTCCAGGATCCTCTTTTTTATTTTCTAATTCCATTTACTTTCCTGGGTGACCCTTTACCTTTTTTCTTTGCCTTTTTGTTTCTTTTTTCTAATCTATTCTTAACCTCTGTTGGGTCCATCCAAAAGTCCTTTCCGTCTATCATCTCTTTTATTTCTTTTGGCTCTAAAAATCCACTGTAAACTTGATTAAATAAATGTCTAGCCCACTTATCATTAGCAAGAGCCGAAGCTATTTGTTCGTTTCCTTTGCCCCAATTACCTGAACTGTAAGTGTGGAACATGAAGTGACTATGTTCTGAGACTTCACATACATCTGCACATAAAAATATAAGAGTGGCTGCTGACATACACATACCTTCAACAGATGCTATAACCGTTGCTGGAGCTTCTGCCATTGTTCTCATCAATTGAATTGCTGAAAATATATCTCCGCCACTAGAATTTATATGTATTATGACTGCATCGTTTTCAGTTGCGTTTCTCATCAACTGATTCCAAGCTGTATATTCTTTTGCTTCTTTTATATCGCCTGAGATATAAAAGTCTAATATGCGTGCAACAGGCTTTTCATAAACATCATTAAGGCCTGGTTGGGGTGGTTGTATTGGTTTAGATTCGCTCATAATGTCTTGTTACTGCCTTTATCTTTTCAATTTGTTTTTCAATGATTGCCGTTCTATTAGGCCAATGGATGTATTCCTTTTCAGGATTCTTTTGTAAATTGTAAAGTAGAGGTAGTACAAGATCTTCTACATCACGAAGTTTGGTTGATACATCAGATTCTATTAGTAATCTGTGTGCTTCGTTGCCAGAACTATCTACAGTTAAAATTTTAACTTCTAGTTCTTTCAACATATTTATTATTTTATCTTGGTTGTCAATAGAAGGAGCGGCTGGTTGATCAGCTGCCTCGGAAGGTACCTCATCTACAGCGGTAAAACCAAAATCAAAATCGTTTGCCATATTTCTCTCCTTTTAACTATTTATGTGGATTAGAGCTAACCCTTGTTCCTTTGGTGTTTCTTAACCTTCTTCTTTAAGGCTTTAAGGGCACGTTCTAATTTAAGTTGAGACACCCTCATAGTAAAATTTTGTCCTAACATGTGATCAAACTCATGTAATATTACACGAGCAGAGACACCTTTATATTCTTCTGCTACCTCTTCACCTTCTTCATCCCAGTATTGTACAGCACATTTTACTGGTCTTTTAACCATTAAGTATAGTCCAGGGAAAGATAGACAGCCTTCTTTCATTGATTCCTGCTCTTCTCCTACTCCTATTATTTTAGGATTAATAAAAATCTTTTCAAACTTGGAAACTTTATCTCCCATTACAAAGCAGGCTGCGTTTATACCTACTTGATTAGCAGACAAACCAACACCACCATCGCGGTACATCACTTTGAGTAATCTTTCTTTTATTTCTTTAGGATCTAGGCCACCATGTTCGTCCATATCTTCGAAACGAAACGGTGCTGGAACCCTCCTTAAAAAAGGATCATCAAATCTTAACAGCGCTAACTCGTCTGCTGATCTAATTTCTGCGGACTTATATCTTTCTACTCCGTTCCCATCTAAAAGATTTGCATCAATAGCCTTGGCCAGTTCTAAGTCATCTGACTCATCATGTTCTGTTGGATGAATGTATCCGCCGTCATCTTCAAAACGAATTATAGGTTCTAATTGTTCTTGCATCTCTTCAGATACAGACATAGGTTCCATCTCATCTTCCTGAAGAGGTTTTTTACCGTCCATTATCCTGCTCCTTGTTGAAGTATATTTTTGAGTTCGTTAAACCCACCTATGGGTTTATCATTTATGAATACCTGAGGAAAAGTTTTTGCCTCTGGTACCTTTTCAAATAAGTCTTCTGCTGTATAGTCAGCATCTAATAACTTGTATTCGTATTCTAAATTTAATCGTTCACATAAGGCCTTAGCACTTGTGCAAAAACCGCATCTTGGTTTTCCATATATTACTATCATACTATTACACTATAATTTTGTTTCTTCTCGAACCTAACTACTGATCTAAATTTATCAAATAGTTGATCTCCCTTGTGAGATATTACGAATACGTTGGTATCGTTTCCAATAGTTTCTAATAACTGCATAACATATTGGGTTCCGTCTGTGTCTAACGAACTATCAAACACTTCATCTAATAATAAGATATTTGTACTAGCGCTGTTCTTCATCTTGGCTATTGTTCTCCAAGTAAATACTAACGCTAAGTCTATTCTTTGTTTCTCTCCTTCACTAAACGATGCGTAACTAAATTTATCTCTGAACCTGGATTTAATTGTTTCTTTAAACGTTTCATCTAAATCAAACTGAACAAAAAAGTCCATGGATGCTAAGTATTTATTAACTAATTTGTTTATAATTGGCAAATAGGCTTTAATAATCTTAGTCTTAATACCAGAATCTTTTAGTAAGGACTGCGCCACTTCATAATAGTATCCTTGTTCTGTTAATTTTATTTTGTTTTGTTGTTTACCTATGGCATCTCTTGCTAATGTTTTTAATTTTGTTCGTTCTTTTGTAATGTCTCCTACTTTACCTTGAGTATCAGCTAATTCTAATTGTAATCGTTGTAATATTCTTTGTTGTGTAATACATTCATTATTGTGATCCATTATCTGTTGGTCTAATTCAAGTACCTCTTCAACAAGAGCTTCTACCTCAACATACTTTTCTTCCAATTCATCTAAGGCTATTTGTAATTCATCGATCTTTTCTTTATCCCTGGCTGTCATCACTTCCTTGTGATCATGAGCAATCCCTTGCTGACAGGTTGGGCATTCGTCGTTGTCATGAAAGAAGTCTAAGTCTTTTCTGTAGTTGCTGATTTGTTGGGTAAACTTTCTTTTAAAGTCTTCGAGTCTTCCTTTCTTTTCCTGGACATTACCCATTGCCTTCTTCTTGATTGTTGTGCTCTTCGCAAGCTCCTGTGCGGTCTCGATCGCATCTTCTGCCTCCTTGATTATTATTGCTATTGACTCTACTTTAGACTTTTTATCATCTTCTAATGTCTTTATATATGATTCTTGAAGCGTTGCCTTTTGTTTAGCTAACTCTATATCACTTTCTAATATTCTAATTTGATTTTCTAAAAGTGTTATTTTATCTTTAAGAACTTTATTCATGGAAGTAAATATAGTAATGTCTAATATATCTTCTATAATTTCTCGCCGAGCCCCTAAATGTAATTGCATAAAAGGAGTAAATGATGAGCTACCTAACATCACAATCTGTGTGAATGATTTGTAGTTAAGCTTTAATATGTTTTCTTCTAAATACTTTTGAAAGTCTCTTATGTTGGCGTCTTTATCCAACTTAATACCATTTACTTCTATCTCAAATAACTTAGGCAATTCACCACGACGTATTAAATAATTTCTTTTACCAATAGCAAAATTAATTTCAACTATTAGTTTCTTTCTGTTGATTGAATTAACTAACTGTGGTTTAGATATATTTCTAAATGGCTTATTGAATAGGGCAAAGGTTAATGCATCTAACATTGTAGATTTACCACTGCCATTCTCTCCAATAATTAGTGTACTGGGAGACTTATCAAATTGTATTTCTGTCCATGCGTTACCTGTAGACAGGAGATTTTTCCATCTTATATTTTTAAAGTGTATCATAAGTGTCTTTTAAATAAGGAATGATAACTTGCTCTGTCCACCTCATGTGTTGTTCCTCGCCAGGGTGATTGCCATAGCCACTAATGTCATCACTATCCCATGGCAAGTCACTAGCATTTTCTTGTATCCAATCATTCTGTCCTTGTGGCCACAGAGGCCATTTAGAAGTGTCAATTCTGTCTCTTAGCCAGCTTACATTTGGATCTTCCTTGTACTCCTCGACAACATAACTAAAAAAATTCATCATAAAATAATTTACATTAACTTTTTTAAGATAATCTTGGGTTGCATTAATGTACTCCCAGCTTCTTATTTGACTACCCACATCATCATGGAATTTATCATACCATTGTTTAGAAGTTTCATTCTCAAAGCCTAGGATATCTTTTTCTGGTTCATCCATTTCCTGTATTGTAATAGTAAGCCACTCTCCATTCCAAAAGTGTCCATATCTTTTTGGGGCGGACCACATGATGCCAACTAAAATTTCTTCTGGGACGGCTCCATTTTTTAAAAGTTTATCTACTTCATACATTACTTTTCTAGAAATAAACCCGTTGCCAATTGAATTTTTACCTGTATGTATTGCCTCAATTCCTAAGTAGTTAGCTAAATGCTTAGGCCATGTAATGTTTCTCCAAATATCATAGCTTCTCGTGGCAAACATAGCAGAAAAAGAACAACCTCCTGTTACTAGATGTTTCATGGAGCGTCTTGTGCTTCTATATAAAGACTTTGTAATAGATTTTTAATCCTTTGTTTAGATAAGTCTGTTTCAACAGCATCGACATATTCTTTTAATAGTGTCATTGTATCTTCTAAATTTACATCTTCACCTATAGCTTCGTCCTCAAACTCTGAGAAGTCTTCTATAATTTTTAGATCAATTAGCTCACATTGATATAGTTTGTCTACAAAGTGATCAAACCTTTTGAAGTCTGTCTTCTTACTTACAATAAGTTTTACCACACCACCAGCAACACTATCAAAGTCAAAATTGCTGATGTCATTAACACCTTCGAAATGGGAGTCGTCGTAATAGACTTTATGGAAGAGTCTAAATGGGTTGTCGTGATATTCCAAAGCTCTTTTACCCGTGTCGTAAATAGCGAAACCTCTGGGGTCGTCGTAGTCAGACCAAGTAATCTCATAAGGGTTTCCCATATAAGTAACGTTCCCTCTACTATGGCGGTGATGAAAGTGCCCACTAACAACAAGGTCAAATTCACTAAAAATATTAGCGTCCATACCGTGAAGGTTAGGCATTCCAGGAACCAGGAGAAAGCCGGTGAGTTCCAAATGTGAGAAGCAAGTCTTTGCCTCCGTTGTGTCAATTGTTTCCATTGTTTTATCATAATTGTCTGTGCATATCCATGGTAAAAACAATACCTTCTCCCTATCAAGCTGTACTACTGTGGGTTCTTCGTATATTGTTAAGTTATCATATTCTCCTAACAATAAGCTAGGAGAGTTTACTTCATTAGTATTTTTAAAATAAGTATCATGATTGCCAGGTATCATATGTATTTCAATACCTAAATCACGCGCCTTGTTGAAAAAATACTTCTTACAAGACTGAAGTATATTATAATTAATATACTTTCGTCTATCAAATACATCACCTAAATGACATATTGTTTTTATCCCTTCCTTTTCTAAGTAAGGAAAGAAAGATTCTTCATAAAATTTAGCAAAGAATTTATCAAAAGCTAAATTGTCTGACCTGGCACCAAAGTGAGTGTCTGTTACTAGAGCTACTCTCATGATTAGCCCTCGTATATCGCTGAATTGGCTCCATGTTCTCTTACTTCACATGAGACACAGTACGTTCGCCCTCCTGTCATCTCACCTACTAAATCATCAGCCTTATGGAAGGCATGTTCTGCAAACTTTTCACAGCCTACACCATTCACTACCACCACCTCTGCTAACCCTTCATCTTGTAGTGTTAATATTCTTTTAATTTCAGGATCGTTTTTAGCTACTACAAGCTTATGATCAAAATTGTCTTTTAACCAGTCTTTTAATTCGTGAAGGCCCCCAAAATCTACTACCCAATCTTTCTCATCTAATTGTTCACAACCAAACTTAAAACTAAAAGACAATGCGTAACCATGTAATAAATTACAATGACTATCTGCCCCTGACTGTCTAAAAACTGTTGATAGTCCTGTCTCGTGTCCGAATGTTTTTGTTGAATAATATTTAAATTCTCTCATTTAAGCTCCTGGTATAAATTTGTTGCTGAGAAGTAATGCTTCTCTAATTTGTCTCTATTAGTATTTAATGCCCCTTGAATCTCATTACTGTTCTGGTTCTCCATTAAATACCTAATTCTATTTTTTAAATTCTCTCTATTGTCACTATAGTTTTCCCAACTCTCGGTCCAGACTGAAGGGTATTTGAACACATCATCATACATTTCCATATATGAAAGTCTATTTGGTACAAAAGGTACCCCACCTGTCCTCATAATTTCGTAACAAGATATGCCTAATGTCTCTTGTAAGTTTGCACTAAACACCATCTTTGCTTGACCTAATAACAAGTGATAGTCTGGTTTCTTTAAATTAAACTCTGCACAATTACAAAAATCATACTCAGGTAGTTCAGCTTCTAAGTCTTTAAATATATCTAACTGTTTTTCAGGTGCATTTCTGTGTGGAAATAATATTAAGTCTTGTTTCTCAACACCTATAGTATCTCTCTCAATAGCAGGGCCTAAATATTCCATCGGCCAACCTGATCTAATCATTTTACTCTGTAGATATTCTTGTTGATTAGGATCCGGTGCCATAACACTAGCAAACATACCTATATGAAATTGACTAGCAAAATAATTTTTGGTATAAGCATCAAACATTGCTAACTCTGTATATCTTACCCAAGGAACAGGTCCTATTTTTCTGCCTAAGAAATCATTTACATCATAACTTCCTGCGTGCCATAGACCATGTGTTGTAACCTTGTAACCCAATAAATCTATCATATATTTTAAATTTAAAACACCTGGATGCCAGGCATCAGCAAATACAAAATGATCTCCATCTTGTATCTTACCTTCTGCAAAGAATTGTGATAATATTTTGGTTTGTTCTGACTTGTATATATTAGTAGCGGCAAAATCTAAAAATGATCCTGAGGAAACATCAGACTCTATAACAGGTCCTTCTATAACTGTAATATCCTGACCGGTTTCGTCTGCTATTGACTGTGGAAGTTCTGTTTTCCACTGTGAAGTATATCGTGTCTCGACATACTCAAGATCAATTAAATAAATCATTCTGTACTATTGCCCCATTTTCATTATCCTCATACACCTCTACTTGTGCTGCTCGATTTGGATAACACTCTTCTATATAATTTATAAGACCTTCAGCCATCATCTCACATGACTGGTAGTCTAGTTGTAGGTATTTATCTGTGTACAAAGCCTCTAATTCTCTTTTAAATAAAATGAATTCTACTTCCCTGTTGTTGTGTAAAACTTCTAACGTAACGTAGAAGTGAAAGATATGTCTGTGTGGGTATTGTAAAAACTCTACGCCTGGTACATCTTTTGCATCAGGCCACTTATGTATTCCTTCTTTCTGAAAACTAACTTTAATAAACTTTTTCATTGAAACATTTCCTCTAAACTAACTGGCATTTCTTTGGCGACTGCCATGGACTTCATAGAGCCACCCAAATATTGATTTGTTTCCCACGCTGTATAATCATCTTTATCTCTAACGTTATATAAGTTCCTAAACTGTCCATCAAGTTTCATCTTACGAGTAAACTTTAAAAGGGCGTCCTTATCTAATAACATCTGTTCTAAGTGTTGCATAAAGTTTCTAATAGACATTAGTATAAAAGCTGTTCTAACATACACCCACTTGTTCAAGTCACCGTACTTATCTTTAGCTTTCATACTTGGGGTGTTTAATAACGAATGAAATTCGTCTAATTCTACGCCCAAATTGATCGTTTCCATACAGTTTAGATACATTTCGCGATACAAATTGGACATCTGTCGATTAAACTTAGTAGTGCCTTGTCCCATGTAGAATAGCCCTGTCTCAACCGCCCTGCTGTGTGTAGTAGAGTCATATGATATCTCTACATTATCATACAAACCGTTCTGACAAAAGACTAGGTAAGGAACTATACGTCTTATAGAGCCTACTCCTAATATATGTAAGTGCATCTTATCTCGTGGCCAAGTCTTCGCCACTTCTGATGCTATAAACGCTCTTTTTACATCTTCCAAAGGACCTGTTCCGAGAGCTGCTGCTCCCATTGCTACGCCACCAATCCTTGTATGCCATTCACTAGGTATCTCCTCCATTAAACATTCATACCATCTTAAATAAGTATCTACATCGTTACCTTGTAGGATAATATATGGTTCACAGCTACTACCTTCTTCTTCAAAAATTTCTAGTTGCCTTTTAACATTACGTCCTGTTTTCCTCGCAAGCTCTTCATAGTTTTCATGATCAAAGAACCTTGCTTTAACATCGTTCCTATCTGAGCGTTCCCCTGTAAGTATAACAGGTATCTCATCAAAACACATACCAACATCAGCTCCTTTAGCCTGGTTCCTATATACTTTTTCTTTTAATTCATCTGTAATTGTCATTCCTTGAGTGATAATTTGAAGTCCACCTGAGTCTGCATGTATGCTATGTGCGGCATCATGATATGGTTTGAATCTCTCACCAAAAGAATGTTCTGTATGTGCATTATAAAGTAACGAAAACTTATGGCTGAATTGATCTTGTACTAATTTCTTTATTAGCATAGACACAATGCCCGTATTCGTTTCATCAAAGGCAATATTAGGATTACTCAAACGCATGTAAGAGGTTCCTGATACTACATAATCTAGGGTGTGTTTCATGTTTTTAAAATTTCTATGAGGACATCTGCCTCAGCTTTAGCGTCATCTAAAGCGTTATGGTTGTTTGATTTGGGTAACCGTTTGCCAAGTACGTTCATTAAAGTTCTTAAACAAAAAATATCCCAGAACTTCCAAGGGAATTTGTCTCTGGCATCTCTATTAGCATTCCAACCTGATAACGTCATAGCATTTTCCATAATAACGACATCAAAATTGGCACCTAAACCCCATATTTTTCCTTCTTTAAAAAATGTAGCGAATTTATCTAATGCCTCATCTAATGGTACAGGGTCTACTGTTAGGGCTTGTCTAGCTTCCATGTCTTGTTGAGCCCACCACTCTACTGTTAGTGGATCTATATGTAGTCCTGCCTCTTTGCATGTCTTAGCATCTACGTTAATGTAGAACTCATCTACTATTTCTAAATTCTCAATAGCTACTGCACCAATTGATACAATAGCTGCGTTAGATCTAGTTGATAATGTTTCTAAATCTAATACTATTTGCCTGCTATAAATGTCCACCGTTCATTTCCTGTAATTTTATATTGTCCATGAACTCTTCTTTTAATGAAGGGTTCGTTTTAAGTTCGCCTTTTAAGACCGTTGTCTGTGTGCTACTGTTACTAGATCTAATACCTCTGTTCTCACAGCAACCATGTCTTGCTTTAATATAGACACCTACTGCCTTAGACTTTGTAAGTTTCTCAATTCTGTATGCTATCATTTCACATAACTCTTCTTGTAAGTGGCCACGTGATGCTAAATGCTGTGCTACTCTAGTATATTTAGACAGGCCAATAACTTCTTCTCCTGGCATACATGCTACATAACATACACCATTCACTGGTTGGTGATGATGTGAACACATACTTTTTAAATCCATCCTAATAACAATTAATTGATCATACTTTCCATCATTTGGAAATGCTGTTATCCTAGGGTCTTTATCATATCTGCCTGACATTATTTCTAATATATACATCTTAGCCAAACGTCTTGGTGTGTCTATACTGTTAGGATCTGATACCCTATCAATAATTAATGAATCTAAAACACCTGCAAACTTTTCTTCTAACTCATCAATCAACTCTGCCTTTTCAACTTCACTTATATATTTTGAAATGTTATCAGCAGCATAGTAACGCTTGCCGTCCATCTCTAGACGTGTTTTAATACGGTCACTTATACTCATTGTTTCTCCCAAGGAAATACTATCCATTTATGTACATTATAGACCCTTTTACCTATAAAGTCAATACCCATGTTGTCCAATTTGGAGTATAACACAGCCCAACGGCCGTTAGGTACTTGTGATCTAATCTCATTAATTGTTTTGCCTGAATCACATACATCATCTACAAATAATATATTTTTAGGACCGGTCTCTTTGATCTTATCAAGATGCACCAAAGATAAAAAGTCACGTTCCAAGGTATCATCTCTTGTTTGCCATTGTAAAGGAGTAAAAGGTATCTCAAGCCTGTGTGATAACATTACTCCAGGTATAAGTCCACCTCTACTAATGCCTACAATTAAATCTACAGGTTCACCTTGGATCTGTTCTATTAAACTCCATACCTTTGCTCGAACATCGTCCCAAGTCACTATATAATTCTCTGTCATTTTGTGAACCACATCCTAATAGTAAAAACTCTAATGATTGCAATAACTGTGAACGCTGCTGTTAATAATATTGATACAGCAAAACTAGACAATGCTAACACATCAATAAACCAGTATAAAAGAACAATACTGATTGGCCAGTTAATAACAAGTCCGGTTCCAACTGTAACTAGAGATTCTTTAAGTGCTGTCTTTTGTCTCTGGTTCATAATTTAATTGCCAACAACAAGAATATTGCAATCAATAAAATATTTGTTAAAAATATTTCAAAAGCTAGTATTGTGTGATACCACACCCATCTGCTTTGATAAATCTCGCTTTCAGTTGTACCGCCTGCCTTTTTATCCATCCATGCTATTAATTTATTTTTCATTTATGTTCCCCATTCGTTACCAAATAATGTTATATGTAGTCTAGGGCTAAATTTATACCCAGTCTTCATACATGCTTCAGCAACATCTTTTTCTGTTAAAGTTTGTTGTTCTAATGTAGCTCCTTCAGGCATACAATAAACTGCATTTAAATCTACGAAATTATCTTCGTATGCTTTGACAAAAATATCTACTTCTTTAAAGTCAGTTATATCTCTAACAACAAATTTGCTATACAAATGACTAGTCCTAACACTATTCATTCTTTTTAATACACTTGGATCTAATGCCTCTGATCTATCTTCACCTGATAAACTCAACTTAGGAGATGTACTCCAAGTAACATGTATCTTAAAGCCTTCCTCATCATTAAAATAATCTATTAATTCTGGTTTAGGCATCTGTGTTCCATTAGTTTCGAAGGTAACATTTTTTAAACCTACTTCTCTACACATCTCTAAAAGGGCTGGCCAACACCTTTGCCAACCCAGTAGAGGTTCTCCACCTGTTATGACTAAATGGATGTCGTTCTTCTCATCAAATCTACCATTGGGTAATAGTTTAACAATACGATCGAAAACTTCTTCTAATGTCTCTGTTGTTTGTAAATGTTTATATTTCATAGCCCAGCTGGCAGAACTATCACACCCTACCGGTGTAACAGGTAAGTCTGTTATTGATGTGTATGCTTCGGGATGGTTTTTATCTGCTCTGGGATCTGTAAAGTAAGGCATTTCCTCGACAGGGATTAAATTATCTCTCTCCTGTCCAAAGCCTCTACATTCAAAGTTACAACCAAAAACTCGTAAGAATATACTAGGAGTTCCTACGAATCTACCTTCACCTTGTATGCTGTAAAATACTTCAGAGTATCTAAGTTTCATTATGTAACATTATATATGGTCTACTAACCTCGAGTCAACTACTTACTTGCCCTTTTTCTGCTGCCGCCTTTTCTGCCGCTTCTCTTGCTTTAATTTTCTTGTCTAAATATATTGGTCTACGCTTAACCACTTTCTTACCTTCATTAGCTTTATCAGCTTTAGCATTGTCTGCTTCCAACTGTTCAATGATATTTCTCATGTAACTAAGGTATTCATTGGAATGTTCTGAACCGTCAGCGCCTTGGGATAAAATTTGTTCTATATCTAGACTCTTAATGTATTTAAATTTTGTTTCCATTTGACGTTTCTCTTTTTGGATACGTCTAATGAAAGCGTAGTATGTGATTTGTGTAAAGTACGCAAAAGGATTTTTAGATTTTGCTGGATCAAAGTTGTCCATATATGTTAGACAATTTTCAATACCATCTAGAATCATTTCATCTCTAAATGTGTAGTTTACAAAATTTGATTTAAAGGCCAAGTGGTTTGCTATTTTAACAAAGCACTCTCCTATATAGTTTGTTACTCGTGGTTTTGGTTCACCACATTGTTCTGCTTCTAATCTCTTCTCTCTATACGCGCTTATCTTAACAAGGAAATCCTTGTTGTCTATGTAGTGAGCCGAGTTAGGGTCTCTCCGTTTTGCCATAATATACTCCTAATGTATTTTGTCATCTAGAACAGCGTTAGCTAGTTCCTCCAATAACTCTAAGTCCAATTCAACATTCTCTTCTAGAAGAGGGACTCTTTCTTCTATAAAGTCGCCATGCCACTCTGGTCCGTCATGATATATTGACTTAACCATTCTATGGTATCCAGCTTTAAAAACTTCTGATAAACCTGCTACTGTAATAACATTCCTGCGTTCTATAGTAAATATTTGTGATGCTGAAACCGCAATCCATGGCCTTAAGTTAATAGATTCTCCAATGCCATGTGGTGTTGGCATAGGTTGAGGTACTAGCTCTATGGGATGTTCTATTTCTACTGTATCCTCTACATAACTAATTTTACCGACTAGCGTTGAGCCGTCCATTAGTTTAACAATACTTATTTCTTGTTCAGACATTTATTTTCACCAATTTATAATTAAACCCTTCTTCGTTGTAAAGTTTAACCCTTTCTATTAAATGATTCAATGTATAATTCTTGTGTGATTTCCACGATAAGTCATCACCAATATCAAACAAGTTACATACAACCTTTTTGTCTCCTCTACGAAGCCCTCTCCCTATTGATTGTAAGTTTCTTATTCTACTCTTACTTGGAGAGGCAAAGACAATATTATGTAAGTTCCTTATATTTATACCCGTGGAGAACGTACCGTACGAAGCAATGATAATTGCATTGGTTTCTTTTTCTGTTAATGCTCTTATAAATTCCCTCTCTTCTGTATCGGTTCCTCCATATACAAGCCAGACCTTTCTATCTTTATCGACAGCTTGTTTGATTAATGGGTATAAAACTTTGCCGTGCTTTTGTACAAACTGATATAACACCAAGGTATTACCATCTTGTGCTATTGTTAAATTCTTTATAATTTCATTGCGATCTGGATTAGTAACAAGCCAATCTATCTCTTCTTGATATGATTTCTTTTTCATATCTTTCTTTTCTTCATCTTTATAATCTAATGTGCAACATATTATTTTTAAATTAGCAAGTTGCTTGTCTTCCATTAACTTTTTAGTAGTTGTTACCTTGTGTACCTTTCCAAACGTTCCTTCTAATACTAATTTATGAGTCTTTGAGCCGTCTAATGTACCCGTAGTGCCGATCCTACGAGGTGTATTAGTACATTTATTCATTAAAGTTGTAAGGGATTTAGCCTTAAATAAATGGGCCTCATCTCCATAGAATACATCAAAGTCTTTGAACCATGCCTTTGGAAACTTGTATATTGACTGCCAAGTGCTTATTGTAATAGGGTATTCATTGCTCTTTTCTTTTCCACCATATATTCTATGACAGTTTTCTGATACTTTCCACGTGTCTGCACTAGCATAATCCTCGAAGTCACCATACATCTGTTCTACCAATGATGTTGTTGGTACTACGATGAGTTGCTTGCGTCCTCTCGCTTGGTGATACCTTACCAGAGAATATATAATGAGAGACTTACCACTAGCAGTGGGAGATAGAAGTAAAGATCTACCTTGCTTAATACAATGATCAACCGCGTCCCTCTGATAGTCCCTAATTTGAATTCTTTTGCCATTTGCTTGTAACCTCAATGAGTCTGTTAATAGTTTAACATCTGTTTGTTCACTAATATTATCTACGTCTACTTCTATTTCATATTCTAATGTATTAGCAAACTCTTTTAAGTAAGGCAATAGCCCTACATATAATTCTTTTGTGTACATACTATATAGTCGTGCCTTACCATCCCACATTCTATTTCTATATAGTGGCATGAACTTAGCTCCTGGAACATCAAAAGTAAAGAAGTCACATAT